GTTTTATGGATGCAGAATTAGTCGCATTAGTTATCAATAATCCAAAATTAGCAGCGACATGCACAGTAATGTACTTACTTCGCTTAGTAATGAAGCCAGTTTGCTCGGCAATTAATAAGTATATTCAAGATACGCCATCTAAAAATGATGATACTTGGCTAGCAGAATTTTTAGACAGGCCAGTTGTGAAGCAGCTTGTTTATTTAATAGATATGTTTGCAAGCATTAAAATACAAGCAAAAGAACTGGATAAAAAGCCATGAAATATAAATTTTATGTTGAGTTTTTAAGGAACAAAACTAAATTTGCAATAATAGCTTGGCTTATTCAGCTAACAATTAAAAGAAAATATAATCATGTTGAGATTGTTTGCGTACCAGAATACTCTGATTTTCCAGTTTTATATTATGGCGCTGTTTCGCCAGTATTACGTCAAACATTCCTGCCAAAAATAAGAGAAAAGTATGAAATTGTTAAGCGCTGCGAATTAAAAAAACAAATAGAAATAGCAGATTTAGATATTATTAAATATTGTAATTCACATGTTGGAATTAAATATGCATTTTATCAAAACTTGATGCTTCTGTTTATGGCAAGCTGGTCTTATTTAAAAAAGGCTTTATCTGGCGCGGTATTAAATCAAGAAAAGCAAATGAACTGTGTCGAGTTTGTATCTAGAGTTATGGTTGATTGTTTTGGCTACAAAATAGCTACCTCATTTGATGCGGTTGAGTTTCAAGATATTTTAAATTCGATTGATGTTTATGATAAAAATAAATGAGGGCGCTGTAATTCCTTTAATTTGTCAGGCTCACGATGGAAACAAAGAGCTTGAAATTGTTTGCGTACTTACAGAATTTAATTCTAAAAAAGAGTTTATGCGCGTAAATATGCAACACATTGCTAATGGTTTATACGTTAATAATGACGTAGAAATGCCAAATTTAGGGATAATAACAGCTCAATATTTTATTAATTCAGATGAGTATAATGTTTCTATTGATATTTATGAACCTATACTAAAGCCCGAACTAATTGAAAAAATCATTGTAGGTGAGGCCGTAAGTAAGACAAAATCAAATTTAATTATTGGAGTGGTGGTAAAAAGTGAAAAGAAAATTTCAAATACTTAATGAGTTTAAATCACCATTGCCTTTAATGGCGTGTGAAATGATTGTTTTCCATTTCAACGCGCAAGATGGGAACTACATTGAGAAATCTAATATCGAAATACTAGACCATGCAAAGGGTATTGTTGAAGTTGACCTGACTGACTTTGAAATTCAAGGTTTAGCAGTAGGTAATAATCAAGATTGCGGCTGTAAGGTGTATATGCAGGACGCGACCGAATATACTATATTGTTTTCTTCTTCAATAAATGTTGAGATTAAAGAAGATCGAAAGGTGTGGCTATGAAACAAATTCAGTACAAAACATTTTCTTTAAAAATTGATGACGTAGACTCTAAAGGCACAATTAGAGGTTATGCCTCTACTTTTGGCAATGTAGATTTAGGTCTAGATGTTGTTGATAAGGGCGCATTTAAGAAATCATTAAAAGAAAATAACGGAGTATTTCCTATTCTTGCAGATCACGACCCATCTAAATTAATAGGTTGGAATATGCGCGCAGAAGAAGACGACAAGGGTTTATTTGTTGAGGGAAAATTAGATTTAAACGTGCAAAATGCGCGTGAAAAATATTCTTTAACCAAAACAGCAATGGAGCTTGGCGCTAAAATGGGCCTTTCTATTGGTTACATGACTATAAAAGGTGAGCCAGATCGTGACCGCCCAATGGTGCGTCATTTAAAAGAATTAAAATTATTCGAATATTCGATAGTAACATTCCCGATGAACACTGAGGCCATGATTGATTCTGCAAAGAGTCTAGTAGGTGTTGACAAGGCAAAATTTATTATTCAGGATTTAATAAAGCAAGGTCTTAGTGTTGACGAATTAAGCATGGCACTTTTAACAGAAGCCGCCGAAGAAAATGACCCGAGTGAATTAGCTCAGTCGTTGGATAAGCTGATTAAATCACTAAAACAAATTTAATTTAAAATAACAGGAGAATTTAAAAATGAAATTAGAAGATCAAGTAAGAGAATTAGCAACGGCGGTAGAAGCATTTAAAGGTGTTACTGATAAGATTGATGCTCTAGAAAAAAAGTCTGGCCATGCGCCTGCTGATTACAAAGAGAAGCAAGAAAAAACTAATGACGCAATTTCTAACATTGAATTAAAAATGAAAGAAATCGAGGCAGCAGTTTCAAGATCAAAACAGGATTCTGGAAACGATATTAAATCTGAAAGAGAAGAAAAAACGCGCAAGGCTTTTGATTCTTTTTTCAGAAAAGGTAACGATAAAGAATTAAAAGCTTTGTCTGTGGATTCTGATGAAGATGGCGGTTTCTTAGTTACGCCTGCCATGAGTTCTGAAATTGTTAAGCATGTTTTTGAAACTTCGCCAATGCGTAATTATGCGTCAGTGCAAGCAATTGGAACTGATTCTTTAGAAATATTGCAAGATTTAGACGAGGCTGGCGCTGAAAGTGTTGGAGAAATTCAAACACGATCTGCAACCTCAACGCCTAAATTTAAAAAGTTAATTATTCCAGTTCATGAAATGTCAGCGCGTCCATTAGCTACACAAAAGATTCTTGATGATGCTTACATTAACATGGAAGCTTGGTTAGCTGAAAAGGTTGGCAGCAAGTTTGCTAGAAAAGAAAACACTGATTTTATTATTGGTGATGGCGTTTCAAATGCGCGCGGAATTTTAAGTTATGCTAATGGTGATGGCTTTGAAAAGGTAGAGCAATTTTTAACGGCAGCATCATTATTAATTTCACCAGACGATTTGATTGATCTTGAGTTTTCATTAAAAGGTGATTACAGAAAGAACGCTGTTTGGCTTGCAAAACGTCAAACTATTAAAGCATTCCGTAAATTTAAAGATACTCAAGGTCGTTACCTTTGGGAGCCTGCGCTAAATGGATAAATGGCATCAACATTATTAGGTTATGAAATTGCAGAAATGAATGATATGCAAGATAACTTAGTTGCTGGTAATTTACCGCTAGCTTTCGGAGACTTCAAAGCTGGATACCAAATCGTAGACCGAGTTGGCATCAGAGTTATTCGCGACGTTTACACGCAGAAGCCTTATGTTGAGTTTTACACAACTAAGCGCACTGGTGGAGCTGTAAAGAATTTTGAAGCTATCAAGTTATTAAAAATAAAAGCATAATTAAAAATGAGTGGGGCTTCGGCCCTGCTCTAAACTTATCTATTAAAAATTAAAAGGAGAATTAGAAAATGTTAAGAAATTTAAAACAGATTATTAAAGCGTATTTGATTTTAGCAGCGACAACATTATCAGCAACGACAACAACAATTGCACAAGATTTACAAGGCTTAAAAAGCTTTGCTTTTGAAATTGCTTTCGGCGCGTTTGTTTTTGATGGAGTTAACTTTTTGACAGCTAAAATTGTTGAGAGTGACGATAACATTACATTTACTGATGTTGTGGCCTCACAATATTATGAAAATGATGTGTTAGTATTTAACGATACTGCTCATCAGAACGCGGTGCACTTACTGCAATATCGCGGCTATAAAAGATATGTTAAATTAGTTTTAACTGAAACAGGTACAGTGTCGGTTCCAGTTGCGATTAATGGCTTATCTGAATGTCCAGAGTTTCAGCCAAAAGCTTAATTAAAATTTTATTAAGGCCACTTGGTCTATTAAGGGGGGTGGCAACATTCCCCTTTTTTTATGCAAAGGTGTTTAAATGTTTACAATTATTAATGTGACTGAGCCAGCAACGGCGGCGGTTTCTGCTTCTGAATTAAAAGAATATTTACGCATTGATAATTCTCTAGAGGATGCGCGCCTAGATATTATGGCTAGAGCTGCAACCAGAACAATCGAAGAATATTTAAGCATAAAAATTATAGATCAAACTTTAGATATTTTTATGGATAGATTTCCAATGAGTTCTAGAAATTTATGGTTTGATGGCGTTCGTGAAATGCCTGTTTCTGAAACTGTAACGCCGCTTAGAAATTTAACGATGCCAATTGGCAACACAAAAGAGTTTGTTCATTTCAAAACTTTTGATGATAATGGAGAATTTTTAGAAGACTTGTTAAATTACAATGTTGATCTTGTTGGTCAGCGATGCAGACTAGGCCTAAAACTTAGTGGTGTGTGGCCGCAAACAGTTTTACGATCTGTTAATGGTATAAATTTTAGAATTAAAGCTGGCTGGTTAAATGCGGCTGCTGTGCCATCAGATATTAAGCAATCTATTTTTGAATTGGTCGCGCATATGTACGAAAATCGTGGAGACCAGAATGAAATGACTGTGCCGCCACATATTTATACTATTATTGATCACAGGAAAAGAGCAAAACTTGGCCTTTAAAATTGCTGATTTACGTCAGAGAATTAAATTTCAAAACTTAGTTCGTGCGCCAGATGGACAGGGTGGATTCACTGAATCATGGACTGACTTTCAAGAAGTTTGGGCGCAAGTAGTGCCTGCATCTGCAAAAGAATTATATTTTGCTCAACAAATTAGGCCAGAAATTACTCACAAAATAACTATAAGAAATTTAATTGGTCTAAATACAAGCATGAGAATTTTATTTGGCTCACGAGTTTTTCAAGTTAAAGGAATTAGAAACGAAGACGAAAGACTTTGGTTTCAATTTATTGATGCCGTTGAGAATGTAGGCTCATGAGTGCAATAAGTGGCAAGGTTGGAGATATTTCAAAGCTACTTAATAAACTTACTGGTGCCGCGCCAATACTTCAGAAGGCAACAAGAGAAGCTTTGGCAAAATCGGCCTTAGAAATTCACAAAAACGCTGTAAAAAGTATTGCTAAATCTTCAAAAGGCGAACGTCAAAAAAGATATAACCCAGAAAGAACAGTGCGTGTATCTAACGAAGGAGATGCGCCGAACAATGATACTGGCCGCTTAATTCAATCTATAAAATTTGAGGTTGAAGAAGATGCGGCATATGTTGGTTCTAATTTAAAATATGCAGCATGGCTAGAATTTGGTACTGAAAAAATGGCTGCAAGACCTTGGCTAGCGCCTGCTTTACAAAATGCTTCTGAAAAGGTCGCACAATTTATGCAAGATGCTTTAAATTCTGGTTTAAAAAAATCATTAGGCGTGACAGGAGTAGTAACTAATTTCAATAATTTAAGTAAATCTATTTCAAGATCGGTAACTAAAAAATGACATGGGCACCAACTGAAACTCAAAAAACAGTTTACGAAACTTTACAGAACGATGCGGCATTGTTGACGCTACTCGGCGCGACTCCATTAATTCAAAAGGTTTTCGATCACGTTCCAGACAACAGTCCTTATCCATATTTAAAAATAGCAATTAAGCCTATGACAGATCGGGCGAATGAATCATGGGATGGTGTTGTTGTGCAAGTGCAAGTAAGCATTTGGTATCAAGCCGATGGTCTTGGAGATTTGAAAGTCCAGCAGTTACAAAAGCGTGTTGACGAATTACTTCATGATGTTAGCATTTGTATAGATGGTTGGAATATTATTTCAAACCGAAGAACTACGGCAAATATTTTAGACGAGCCAGATGGAAGAACTAAGCAAGGTATTCAAATATTTAATTATTTATTAGGAGAAATTTAAAATGGGAACATGTAACACGACACAAAAAGAAATGGGCGGCAAATCACTTAGAATTAAGCTTTGCAAAGAGCTTACATATACAACTAATGGAACCACTGCAGATATTAATACATCTGTGCCGCATGGTTTAAAAGTTGGTGATTTGTGGAAGCCAAAGGCAGTAGGCACAGCAACTAATCTTTTAACGACTAAATTTTATTATGTAAAAGCTATTATTGATACTGATACTTTTCAAGTTTCTTTAAATAAAGCGGCAGTAATAATTATACCCGATGCTGCAATTGTTAGTCAGTTATCAGATGGTTTTGCAGCAATCGGCGGCATACGTTCTAAATCATTCTCTGTAAGCTCAGAAGAAATCGACATTACAAGCGAAGACTCTGACGAATGGAAAACAATTTTAGATAAGGCTGGCGTTAGATCAGTGGCATTTTCTGGATCTGGAATTTACTCTAATTATGAAAATGTTAAGTCTGTAAGAGCTTCTTTCTTTGCAAATGAAATGGTTTGCTTAGTTTTATTAGAAACTGAGACTGAATTAGTTTGGTCTGGTTGCTTCAAGATTAGTTCTGTAGAAATTTCTGGCGATTATAATGCAGAGTCTAGCTTATCATTATCTGGTTCAAGCTCTGGACCTGTAGCCCTTTACGAAATGGTTTAATAAATAATTTGCTGCAAGGATTGCGGCAAAAATTGTAGAAAATATTTAAAATAAGGAATTAATCAAATGGAAAACCCATCAAGAAACGAAATGCTAATCGAATTAGGCGCAGAAAAAATACTTTTGCGCCCTACTTTTGAAAACTTATCAGCAATGGAAGCTAAATTA